AAACAGACACCAAGACAAATGCCAGAAGCAGATCCGATGGCTGAAGATTGGGCAAGTAAAAACACATGGTTTGGACGAGACAGACCTATGACTTTTACTGCGTTCGAGATTCACAAGGATCTAGTTGAAAAAGAAGGATTTGATCCTAAGTCTGACGAATATTATACGGAGATCGACAAACGTATAAGAGTTGACTTTCCTAATAAATTTGATAAGGATAGGGGTATAGAAACGTCCAAGCCCGTTCAGTCGGTCGCTTCTGCTCAAAGAAGTGTAAAACAAGGACGCCAAACTGTGAGACTCACATCTTCACAAGTCGCTATTGCGAAAAAATTAGGTGTGCCACTCGAAGAATATGCGAAACAATTAAAACTCACGAAGGAGGCATAAGCATATGAAAAAAGAACAAGATAAGACTTCTCGTGCGAGCTCAACACGGTCAAAGACTGAAAGACCAAAAGTGTGGACTCCCCCATCATCTTTAGATGCTCCGCCTGCGCCTGATGGATTTAGGCATAGATGGATAAGAGCAGAGAGTTTAGGGTTTTCGGACACTAAAAATGTCTCAGCTCGTTTGAGAGAAGGATTTGAATTGGTGAGAGCCGATGAATATCCAGATACTCAATATCCCGTAATTACCGATGGTAAATACGCAGGTGTCATTGGAGTTGGTGGCCTTTTGCTGGCAAGGATATCGGAAGAGATTGCGAAGCAACGAGCAGCCTATATAGATAGTTTATCTAAAGGGCAAGACGATGCGGTAGAACACGATCTCATGAAGGAACAGCATAAGAGTATGCCGATCAATGTTGATCGACAATCTCGCGTAACCTTCGGTGGTACAAAGAAAACTTATTTTCTCGGGATAACAACCAATTCCCTATCACTGAATAAATTAACCGTTTACAGGTAAAACTGTAAACATTTAGGAGTAATACTATGGCAAATCGTAACAGTGCTGGATTTGGATTAATTCCTCAAGGAACGTTAGGGTCAAACTATACGAACCAAGGACAATCTAAATACTATATAGTGGCAGCGTACGGTACATCTATGTTCCAAGGAACATCCGTAAGGGTGGTCAATGGCTACATTCAAACCGCACAAGCAGCTATAACTAAAAGCACAGTCGGTGTGTTGAACGGTGTATTCTACAATGCGGCTACAACTTTGAAGCCAACTTGGCAGAATTACTATTCTGACGTTACTCCAGCAAACAGCGAAAATACAACAGCTTTTGTTCTAGACAATCCGTTTCAACTTTATAATGTTTCAGCGGATGCAGCAGTTCTACAAGTCGACGTTTTTGAAACGTATGGCTTAACGGTAACAGCTGCAGGGTCCACTACTAATGGACAGTCTAGCTCAGAGCTAACTACTGGAACTGTTGCGGCAACAGCGAATCAATGGAGATTATTACGTTCGGCTGAGGATCCTGAAAACAAAGACATAACTGCAGCTAATGCAACTTATGTCGTAGTTCAGAACCTTAACCAAGTAAACTCTGGCGGTTTGACGTCCGCATCATAATAGGAGCATATAGAAATGGCAATATCACGAGCACAGCTAGTTAAAGAACTAGAACCAGGCCTAAATGCACTATTTGGGCTGGAATATAAACGGTATGATAATCAACATGCTGAAATCTACGTAACTGAATCAAGCGACAGGGCTTTTGAAGAAGAAGTCATGTTGTCTGGATTCGCTAACGCCGACGTTAAAGCAGAAGGTCAAGGCATCGCATATGATGATGCACAAGAAACCTACACTGCAAGGTATACAATGGAAACTATCGCTCTAGCATTTGCGATAACAGAAGAAGCTATCGAAGATAATCTCTACGACAGACTTGCTTCTCGTTATACAAAAGCTTTGGCTAGATCCATGTCCAATGCGAAAGAAGTTAAAGCAGCTAACCCATTGATTAATGGCTTGCCTCAAACGGCAACTTTTAAATCAGGGGATGGCATTGCATTGTTCTCTACTGCACACACAACTGTAAGTGGAACAAATGTTAAAAACACTTTAACAACTCAAGCAGACTTAAACGAAACTTCATTGGAAACAGCATTAATTGATATTAATGCTTTCACTGATGAACGAGGTTTAAGAATAGCAGCTAAAGGGGTCAAGATGATTGTCCCTTCTGGCAATCAGTTCAATGCTGAGAGAATTTTAAAATCTCAAGGTAGAACTGGTACTGCTGATAACGATCTCAATGCTATCTTTTCAATGGGAATGGTTCCTCAAGGATATAGAGTGAACAATTTCTTAACTGATGCTGATAGCTGGTATCTTATCACGGACGTACCTAACGGTATGAAAATGTTCCAAAGAACACCATTGACAACTGCAATGGAAGGGGACTTTGATACTGGTAACGTTAGATACAAAGCTAGAGAAAGATACGTTTTTGGCGTATCCGACTATAGAGGTATCTACGGAGTTCAAGGAGCGTAAGCTAATAATTAGAGATGAGGCGGCCATAAAGTCGCCTCATTTCGACTATAAAGATAGAAATTCCTTATGAAAAACTTCAGAATACAAATTCGATATCATGGCTATTATGCTGATTTTAATGTCAGTTGTAAGGACACGGCTATAGATATAGAAAAATCAATCCTTGACAAACTGGGAAAAAATGAGGTAAAGTTTGAATCTGATGGATTTACCACTAAAAGTGGTAAATGGATAACCTATGAGGAGGTTACAGATGACCGAAGACCTATACAATACAAAGAGGTCCTTGGAGCTAGAGTGGCAACAGGAACACTTGAAGGACGGGAAGCATAATATCCGAATGATTGAAATTAATAGAAAAATCCAGGATATTATTAAAGAGATCATTGCCAAAGAGTTTGAAGAACAAACGCTTCAAACCAAGATAAACGACTTTAGGGCCAAAGTTTCGATAGCCACTTAAGCGCTATCAAAAATCAACTTTTTACTACAAGATCACTTGCGCCAAATTTAAATTTGGGGTATAAAAAATTACTATACAATTAATAGAACGTAGACGCGTATAGTCGACGGCCTAGAGACTACGTTCGCAAACTAGGAGGATTATAATTATGGCAACAACAACGTTTCAAGGAACGGTACGTTCCGATGGCGATATAAAAGCAACAACAAAAACAGCAGCAACTGGAGCTTATGTAGATTACGCTGTTATAAAAGCAGCGGGTGGTATGGAAGTAGAAAAAGTTGCAAGCACTGGAAACAACATTGTAGCAGCAGGTACTTCAACAGGTACTAACAATGGAAGTTTAGGTACAGCAGCTACTATTTTCAAAATTACACCTAATGCTCATGGATCAGGTATTGGTGATTCAGCGATTAATACATTTGTTAATAAAATTGGTGGTGACATTTGCACGACTATTCTAATTGACCTACATGGTGGATTAGCGGCTGGCGGTTCAGCTGATGATATTATTGGTACTGATGGTGGAACAGCTAATGCTTACATCGCAGAACTAACAACAGGTGTAAACGGTATTCCATACAGCATTGAAATGAGCTGTCTTGAATTACCAACAGCTGGCGATGTAGATATTAATCTAGTTTGTTCAGCTACAGCTACTGATGCAGAAAATGCAGCGGTAACAAGTCCAACAGTTGTTGTAAATGGTGGTGACTGGACTCTCGGTATGAGACAACAACATGATTCTGCTGCTACTTTAGCAGCATTGACTAAAAAATATCTGTACTTGACTACTGGATCAGCTACTGAAAATGCATACACAGCAGGCAAATTTATTATTAAAATTTGGGGTGCAGCATTTGATTACAATAACGGTTAATAAATAAAATATGATGGGGCTTCGGCCCCATCTAGTATTCTTGATTAAGGAGGGAATATGGCAAATACAGTAACAGGACCAGAAGTTCTACAAGAAAACGATAAACGAGTAGTAATAAAAATAGTTATAGAATCAGACGGTAATAGTGGCTCTACGGTATTTTTTGACTCTTCAGCACGTACTGTAGCAGGTGTTGCACAACTCGGAGCTTTGCAAAGAATTTGGTTTGCATGTGATTCTGGGGATGGCGGCGACTCACACGCTCGTTTAGATTTTGAAGATTCAGATGGAGATAGACCTTTGCTTGGTTTAGTCGGAACAGGTTATTGGGACTTTAGAGAATTTGGTGGATTACCACCAAGCACAGATGCTAACACAAACGGTGATATTAATGTTGTGATACCGAGTCAAGCGGATGACGGTAACATGTACACAGTTGTAGCAGAGTTTATTAAAACACCGGCATAAGGAGGTAGCATATGGCTAATACTACTTCCGGAACAGTAACTTTCGACAAGACATTTGCTGTTGATGAGATTATTGAAGAAGCTTACGAGCGAATTGGTTGCAATCTGTTTCGGGTTATCAATTAAAAACAGCAAGACGATCTTTAAATATTCTTTTTCAAGAATGGGGCAATAGAGGTTTGCACTACTGGGAAGTAGCAGAAACTAATATTGATCTTATTGAAGGACAAGCGGAATATACTTTTTATAGAGCATCAGGTGATGGTACAAGTTCTTCAACAAATGCTTCATCAAGTGTTTATGGAGTAGCAGATATTCTTGAAGCAACACTTAGATCCGATAGAACAGCAACAGGTCAATCTGATTCTGCTCTTACAAAAATAGCTAGATCTGCTTATTCAGCATTATCAAGTAAACTTTCTAAAGGAACTCCATCACAATATTTTGTTCAACGATTCGCGGACAAAACAACTTTAACCGTTTATCCAACAGCAGATTCATCTAATGCATCTAAAGATTTACATTTTTATTATGTAAAAAGAGTGCAAGATGCAGATGCAACTTATACAGACGCAACAGATATTCCATACAGATTTGTACCTTGTATGGTTTCAGGACTTGCATTTTATTTAGCACAAAAATTTAACCCACAATTAGTACAACAAATGAAATTGTTGTATGAAGACGAGTTAACACGAGCATTAGCAGAAGATGGTTCTTCATCTAGTACTTATATAACTCCGAAGAATATTACCCGAATATATAATGGCATACGCAAGAGGAAAATACGCACAGGCAATATCAGACCGATCAGGAATGGCTTTTCCATATAATGAAATGGTTAGAGAATGGAATGGAATGTTTGTTCATAAATCTGAATATGAATCAAAACAACCTCAATTAGAGCCAAGACCTCATGGTGGAGATGCACAAGGATTACAAAATGTAAGATCAGATAGAACAGAAAGTACTGTGGCACAATTATTAATTCCTGATCCATTTACCACGTATGCAGCTTCATCAGGCATTATTAATGTCCATGCACCGAATCATGGGCTGACAAATGGATCAACATACAGATTTAGAGGAGCACCAACAACTTCAGGCACTTATGGTGATCCTGGTAGTTTTGATGGTATAGCAGGATCAAATATTGCATATACTTCAGGTTATGCTATTACTACAGGTAAGTATGTTAGCGGTGATAGAGACACAGATTTTACAACAGATTGGTTTTATTTTACAGTTAACACAAACACTGCAACAGCAGGTAGTGTGAAAGGAGGAGGGTTTCCAGTCTCAGTTGGACCAGTAACTCTTAGTGCATAATGGCAGGATTTACTTATTCAACACTTACAACAGCAATTCAGAACTATACTGAAGTTGGAACAGGCGTACTTTCAAGTACGATTACTGATCAATTTATAGATAATTCAGAGCTTAGAATACAAAGAGAAATTCCAATTGATGCAGATCGAAAAGAAATGCTTGGAAATTTAACAGCTTCAAAAGACAATGTTTATGCTCCTGCGGGAACTTTATTTGTTAGAGGTCTTCAAGTTTATACTTCAACAACTGTTGCAACTGGAACTAATAGCTGGTTAGAGAAGAAAGATATTAGCTTTTTAAGAGAATATGATACAGCTGAAACGACTACTGGCACACCAAAATACTATGCTATGTCAGGAGGAGCAGAAGGAACTGGTGCAACTTCTTCAGGAAGAATTACAATTGTTCCAACACCTTCTTCAGCTTTTATGTACAAAATTCATTACAATGCTAGACCCATAGGATTGAGTTCAGCAAATACGACAACTTTTTTAAGTCTTAATTTTGGCAATGGACTTTTATATGCATGTCTTGTGGAAGCATTTAGTTATTTAAAAGGCCCAATGGATATGCTACAATTATACGAACAAAAATATCAAACCGAAGTACAAAAATTCGGTGGAGAACAAATAGGTAGACGAAGAAGAGACGATTATACGGATGGTGAACCACGTATACCCGTTCCTTCTCAGACACCGTAAGGATAGAATATGGCAACATTAACAGTATCAGTAAAAGAAGCAATCACTCTCAACAACATAGATTATGGATCGGAAAGATCTTTAGATATTTCTAGTGTTAATGAAATTACAAAAAGAGTTGTAACCGCATCAACAACAGAATGTGGATTAATAGGATTTATATCAGCAATTAGCGGTGTAGGTGTAACAGCTAATAAAGTTGGTTATGTTGCAGGAATGTTTGATGATGGTGATGTAAGATATATTAGAATTACAAATTTAGATTCATCAAATCATATTGTGTTAACTTTTAGAGATGAAGACAATACAGAATTTAAAATGAAAGTAGATGCAGGTCACTCGTTTATTTATCCAGGTGATAATAGCGGTGGAGTTGTAGATACAATGAAAGCAGCGGGATCAGCTTTAGCTTCAGGTCTTTCTGACTTAGTAGATATTACAGTTGATACAGATACAGCAGCATGTGATGTTGAGGTATTTGTAGGGAGCGCTTAATGGCATCGACATATACGGATATTGGCACAGAGTTAATGACCACTGGCGAGAACGCCGGTAACTGGGGAACAAAAACTAACACCAATATACAAATTATAGAAGAAGCAATCAGAGGATATGTTGCAGTATCTATTGCTGGTAGTGCAGATACAACAGCTTTAACTTATACAGATGGTTCAACAGGTGATTCCGCTAGAAACGCGGTTATCGCTTTAACTGGAACTATAACAGGAAACCAAGCTGTAACAGCTCCAGCAAAAGAAAAAGTTTGGATTGTAGACAATCAAACATCAGGTGCTTACACGGTACAGTTTATGGTATCGGGTCAAACTGGAGTTACTTGGGCTACGACTGATAAAGGAACAAAAATTTTATATAATAATGGTACCGATGTTATTGATACAGGTATTTCATCTACTGGAACATTTGACTTAGATGGTGGTGAGTTAACTCTTGACGCTGATTCGGA